GGATTTGATGGATTCGATGTCCGGGTTCAAGGGCGAAGGTTTGCGCCCCGTTCGCTTGTGTCTTACCCGTTATTTTTTGTTGCTTCCCGTATGGAATCATCGATCAATCCCCCGAAAAAACGTGAAGCGAATAAGTCTTTCCGGCATCAAACGAGGTCGGGGTCGCGATCAGCGAATCGGCGAAAGCGGTAATCGTTACCATATAGTCGGTGATGTCGGTCAGGTCGATTGAGTCAATTTCATAGTATTCGTCCGCCCCCGGGGTTCGGATCTTGAAGGTCATCGTCCCGGCGCTAGGGGTTGCGGACGGTTCGAACTGAATTTGATGGACTCGATGTCCGGGTTCAAGGGCGAAGGTTTGCGCCCCGTCGGTTTGCGCCTTGTCGGCGACGGATTGCTGAACGGCGGGAGTAAACGACATTGGATTCCCCCTCGTTATTTGACTGTTACGGTCAAAAACCAATTATCCCGTTGAACGACTTCTTTGATCGAATAGGTCGTTCCGTTGATCGAAAAAGTTTCGTTCCGCTTCGGTTCTGCCGGAAGGTCGCCTTTGTAGAATATGACCTCGCGGCGGACCTTCGATGCCAAACCCTCTGACCCGGCCGGTTGATCGTCGTCGGATTCTAAGAATTCAACCTTCAAGGTCACGTTGTCCCCGGACGTCGGGTCGTATATCGCGACGTGGGAAAAGTTGTCCCGGATGTTTTTCGCCTGTTCTTCAAAGACGCCCATCAAAGCGCCCCGGCATAAAGGACATAGGGTTCGAACAAAGGAACCCCGTCCGTAAACCTGAGATAAGTCATATCGCCGCGAGAATACGCGAACCGAATCCACCGGTCTTTGATATGCCTTCGGAACAGTTCCGTTTGCGCCTGAATTGCGGGCGGGTCGTGGAACAGAGCCCGAACCCTTTCTTCAAATTCCGCCTGTCCGGGCGGTGTTGTCCAGGCGTCCGACCTTCCGAACTTCCGTTCGTATTCGGTACAACCCCGCTTCAGCCCGACCCGGACGTCCGGTCCGACATACTTCGAAACGAGTTCCCGGATCAGCTCATAACAAATCTTCCCGCTTTCAAGCCCCTGATTGTACCAATACGCCCCGTAATTGCGGGCGACGTCGTCCCGGACCTCGATCCCGCATTTCGAAGAATGCTTGATTTGACTTTGAAGATCACAAATCGCCATCAAATCAACGACCGAGTTCGGGATCGCAACGACCTTGTAACAGTTCGCGCAAACCGTCGGAATGATCCCGAACATCGCGAAGAGGACGTCGTTTGCGAAATAGCAATCGACAGCCGGGTCGGTGTACCAATAGATCCACGGGGTTCGAGTTTCTGCAACCGCCGCGACCCGGTCGAGTTTCATGGAGTCCGCTCGCCAATGCCATCCCCCGCGATCGACGAGCGGTTGCAAAGAATTGATGATGTCGATCTTTTCGAAGTCCATGATTCCCCTTTCCTCGAAAAGTGGCGAAGGGTCCCGGGGAGTCAGAGCGAGGAACCCGACGTCGCCCGAGCGCCGGGAAAGGGGATTACCCGAACCCCCCGGAACCCCCGCCGAACAGGCGTTTACTTGAAGGCGATCAAAGCAATTCCGTCCTTCGTCGACTGATCGGTGATCAGGACAATCGCATCGTTCCCGGTCTGATAATGAATGAAATAATCGGTTCCCTCGGTCAACCTCGTCTTTTCGTGCGCTTGCGTTCCGGCGTCGGCGTTGACATTCGTCAAAACCGACAAAACCCCATCTTGAACCAAGTCTCGCCCGAGGGTTTCTTCGTTATCAAGGTTCCACTTCCACCCATCATCGAGGTAGACATTTGTCGCGCCCAGGTTTGTCGCCCCCTGAGTCGTCAAGAGGAATTTGACCGCCGTGATTGCGTCCCCGGTTCCCCCAGCGAGCGCGGTGATGTCAATTTCGATCCAGGTCCAGACCCCGGCGGTAACGACGGGGAATGTATAAGTTCGCGCCCCGCCGTCATCGGTAAGGACAAGCGACATATCCCCCGCCGTCAAGCCGGTATTCGAATAAACCCAGACGCCGACCGATTCCTCGTCTTCCCAAGATTCTGAACTGATCGTGTCGGATGCGCCGTCCCCGGCGACGGCGGTCGCCGCGAAGGCGATTTTCAGGGATGTAGTCCCGACCCTGTAATAACTTGTGTCGGCGGTCAGTACGACGTTAGTTCCCGCGTCGACTTCCACAAATTCACCCGTCGGGGAATCGTCAATCAAGGAAAGCGTGACCCCCGTTGTTCCGTTCGTCATCGTGCCGAGGGAAACGAGGTCAACCTTCGGAAGTCCTTGAATCTGCGACCGAGCCCCGGCGTTTCCGCCCGTCGCGTCCTCGGTCGCTGTTATGTCGGTTGTGGCGGTGACGCTCAAGGGTGTCGTCGCCCGATCGTTGAGCGCCATCGAATAAGCGGTCCCGACCTGATCCTTGAAATATAGCTTTGTGGTAGTTCCATCGACGGCGGCATAAACCCGCATAACGTCGGCGGACGGTGTCCCGGGCGCGGTCCCCTGTTCGATCAGGTCAATAAATCCACGGATCAAGGCCCGGTCGCCTTCGAGGTTGTACCATCCCGCCCAAGCGATCGCGGTTCCGATAAGCGCGAGCGCGATCGGGATTGCGAAAAGCGTCTTCTTGAGGTTCATATTGAAGTTCCCCCATATCCGAAGAAGGGAACCCGGCCGAGGACGCTTCGGGACTGTCCGCCCCCCTCCCACGACCAACCCCGGCCGGGTCCACAAGTTAAGAAACGACGGTGTCGATCAGGTATGCGGCATCGGTGCAGACGGCCGCGATCGAATCCGATGTTTCGACCTCAATCCACTCGCCGCCGCCGCCCTTCCCCTCGTCGCGATAACTGCGAACCTGATAACCGACCGCCGTCGACATCTGATTCCAACGGAAGGTTTTGAAGGCGCTCATATCCTGAAGGGACGGAGTTTCGGCAACGTAAGCGAGAACGACGTCCTTCCCCCAAACATAAGCGAAGGAAGCGGTTTGTCCCTTGTTCGCGGTGTTCCGTTTCGCCCGGCCAATCAAAACCCGGTCGACCTCGAACAGTTCCGCGACGAGTTGCGGTGTCACCATCGCTGGGGAAGAGTTCGACGCCCCGCCGGAAATCCGGTTCAAGATTTGCGGGTGTTGCTTGAGGGCGGACCATACGTCCGCGCCCATCAAGCAAACATTCGGCGGGACGAAACAAGCCGCCTTTGCGGTTTCCACGTTCGCGAGCGGATCGCTTGTCGCGGGAACGTCCCATCGATCCCCGCCCGTGAGCGCGACACGATAGCCGGACCCGTAATTCCCGTATGTCGTGACGAGGGTCATAATCGCGACCTCGCGGTCGAGAAGCAACAAGTCCGTCAGGAATTCGGTCGTTCGGCGCCGAGGGTCGATTCCGGGGTCGCAATTCGCGACGAGTGCATCGGAAAGGAAGTCCCGAAGCGCCCGGTCGATGCAAGCGTAATTCCCGGCCCCGACTGACCAATCGACTTCGTTTGCGTAGTCCTTCGGACCCCGGATCGTTTCGGGAATCGTGAACCGGTCCTTCTTCTCAAAGGTCGCGTATTTGTCGGACTTGTTTCCGACCCGGACAACCGGACAAATCCCCTCGGCGATCAAGGCCGCGTTGACGTACTCGACCGCAAAGTTTGAAAGCGGTCGATCAATGTGGACTTCAGAATGAAGAGGCATGATTTTTTCCCCCGTGAATTTTGAGAGTTGATGTTTTGTCGAACTTCACCGTCGGGTTTCGGTTAGGTTGTTGAGATGGTTCCGGGTCCGACGATTTTGACCTCGATCAAGTCGCCGTCAGCGGCGCTCGCTTCCATCGCCATAGCGAAATACTTCGCCTTGTCCGCGCTCACCTTGACCCCGTGATAACTGGAATTGGAGCCGATGAGATCCCCGATCGCGATATTCGGGGAATTGCCGTCGACGTATAGAAGCGAGGACCCTTCGGTCGCGATCTCCGCTTCCCGTCCGGCGGCGGCGGGGTTGTTCTGCAAAATCCCGAGAGCGTGAGCGCCCGACGCCGTGTTCGTGTAATCGATGTTTCCACTTGTGTCGATCTTCATCGCATGGAAACGATAAGAAGAAAGATCCCTCGCCGCTTCACGGGTGAAAAGCCCGCCCGGTTTCGCCTGTACGCCCTTCGCTGCATTTGACATGATCTATACCCTCCGCTTCGTTAAGTGTTGTCTTTTGGTACGTTCCCGGGTCAAAGACCCGCGCTATTTGCCCCTATACATCGCCGTCAGCGCCGGTTGTTCCGTGCAAGCCTCGGCGAGCGCCTTTTCAAAGGAAAGTCCCTTTTCCTTGACCTTGTTTCGGGCGATTTCGGTCAGCTTGTCGCCCGCTTCCGACCTGTTCTTCGCCGCGATAGGAGCGGCGGAACCTTCCGCGTTCTGTCCGAGCCCCCCCGGGTCCCCCGCGAGCATATTCGCGAGCCCGGTCTTCGAGCGGGTTTTCTGATCCTGAAGGATCGTCTTCCTTGCATCGTCCGCCGATGTCCCTTCCTTGATTAACCGCTCGACAAGTTCAGTCTGTCCCTCGAAGGCGGATTCCCGGATTTCGGTGATCCGGGTCCGTTCCCGTTCGGCGCCGACGACAATCCCCGCCGCTTCGGCGTCCCGGGCGATTTCGGGAAACATAGCCGCCGCCTCTTCCTTCGTGATCGACGCCTTTCCGATTGTGATAACTTCCCCGTACAATGACGCGAATTCAGTTTTCAATTCCTTTAAGTCCATGATCCCGACCCCTCTTCTTGTTTGTGTGTACGTTTCCGTGAACGAGCCGATCCCGTCAACAAGCCCCTGCGCCCTTGCCTTCTCGCCGATAAAGACGGCGGATTCCATACGGCGGACCGCCTCGGCGGCGATCCCCCTACCTTGAGCGACATCCGAAGCAAAAAGCGAATAGATGTCATCCACCCGCGCCTGAAGGTATTCGATCCCCGCTTCGGAAAGCGGTTCCGCCTCGGTTCCGACGGTCTTCAGAGCCCCGTTGTAAATGTGCGTGACCTTCAAGCCCATCCGTTCCAACATCTTCGATTTGTCAATATGCGTCGCAACGATCCCGACCGAGCCGAACAAGGCGGTCGGGGTCCCGACGACCCGGTCGGCGGCGGACCCGATCCAGTACGCGGCCGAAAGCATCGCCCCGTCGGAAAACGCGACGACGGGTTTTTCTATACCTGCAACGATGTCCCGAAGCTCTTTTGTCCCGGCGACAGACCCGCCGGGCGAGTCAATGTGAAGAAGGATTCCCCTGATCGCGGGATTTGCCGCCGCTTCGAGTAGTTCCGCCCCGACGGCGTCGCTGTCAACCCCGTCGAACATCCAGGCGTCGAACCCCGACATTCGACGCCCGATCGGACCGAATAGACGGAATATCGCGAGCCCGTCTTCGGTAACTTCCGAATACGAGGATTGCTTGACTTCCCCGTCCCTGAGCGCGATCGCGGCATCCTTCAAGACGGATTGAAGCGCCGCCGGATCGATCGCCCAAAGAACGACGCTTCCGCCGTCGATCGTGACCGGATGAGAAAACCCGGTCCCGGTCGAAGTAAACGCCGTCGGAATGCCTTCAATCGTCCCTTCCGGTTTCACCATTTTCTGAACCCCTCGAATCGTCCTGTCCCGGCGCTTCCTCGCTTTCGTCCGAATCAAGTCCGAGTTCGCGATCGAGCGCCTTTTCCCGTGCTAGTTGGTTCGTGACAGTTTCCCAATCAACCCCCTGTTCCGCGCAAACCATAGCCCGGGACTTCACCTTCGTCTGAATCGCGACTTGATTCGCTTGCGCCTCTTTCAAAGGGTCAACCCAGGACCAACCGGGCGGAATCCAAAGCGCCCGGGTGTATTCAAACCGGTATTGGTAGAAATCGGCAATCGGTAGTTGTCCGCGAAGGAACGCTTCTTCGAGCAGGATTTCCCAAGCGGGTTGACAAAGGTGTTCGACAATCATTTGCTGCCAGTTCTGAAAGACGCGGTACGCTTGAAGAAGCGCCGCCCGCGCCGAAGAATAACTCGTTTTTGAAAAGTCCTTGAAAATCAGTTCATACGGCAACCCGAGCGCCGCCCCGATCGACCGGACGAGTCGTTCGACGAAAGCGTCGAAGGTTTGTCCCGGCCGCTTTGGATCGCTGAACGTAATTTCCTGACCCGGCCCGAGGTATTCAATCGCGCCCGGTTCCATTCCTTCAAGGCGTTGCGAACTTGCGTTCGTATCGTCGGCGCGATTGTATGCGTTTAGATAGGGATTGTCGGTTTTCACAAAAGCCGCGAAACAGGCGGCGACCCGAGCCGCGACCAATTCCGCTTCCATGTAATCGGCCAGAGTCTTGAAGGTTTCCAGGACAGGCGCGAAGAACGGAATCCCTCGGGATTGTCCAGGTCGAAGGACAGGATAAACGTGGAACACGATCGGCCGTCCGGCCGAGTCATAAGCGGCGACCCGCTTCGATCCGTCATAACCCCGAACGACCGTCCGCATTGAATCGCCCGGGTGATTGACCAAAAAGTAATAAGCGGAAGGGACGTTCAAGGCGTCCTTTTCGATACCGAACCGGATGTTCGCGCCCTTCGGGACGTCAACCGGATCTTCTAAGCGATCCGGTTCAATCGGTTCGAAGGCGAGGAAATACGGTCGGCGGCGATCGTCCACGGATCTTCTGACCGCGATAAACTCGCCGCTTTCCAATATCTGACGCATCGCGAGCGATTGAATTTCGGCGAAGGTCAGTCGCAAGTCGACGGACGCTTTCCCGTTCCAGCGATCATATACAGATTCGGCGGCGTCCTGGAACGCGGTCGCCTCTTCCTCGGTCATTCCGAGCGCCTTCCGGTTGATCATGCTTTGTGGTCTGAGCCCGGTATGAACGACATTATTGACGACCGTCCCGGTTGCGCCGGAAGCGATCGCATTGTTCCGATTGAGGTCCCGTGATTCGAAGGGTCGGAAGCTCCCCGTCTATCGTCGCGTCGGACGATTCAACCCCCGTCGACCAATTCGCATTCAAGCGCCGGGACGACGCCCCGGTGTAATAGGTCGCGGCGATTTTGAGAAAATTCCGGGCGGCGATACGGCGAGCCCCCCGAACCGGAGAGAAGAACGCGACGAGCCTGTCAAATGGATTCACGCGGGCGCCCTCAAACGGGGTCATCGAAGCGGGCGAGGTTCCGGGTCCGCCCGTAGGTTTCCGCCTGAAGCATACTGGAAAGTTTATTTTCTTGATCGTAGAGCGTTTTGAGGTCGGCGCGGGAATGCGCCCTTCCGCCGATCGCGTAGGTTTGACCGTAAAGAAGAATTTCAGAAATTGCGGTTTGAACTTGTTCGAGGCGTTCGGCGGTCGTAAGGATTGCCATCAAAACCCCCGAAAGGCGTTTTGTGGCATCTTAACACGAAGAATTTGTCCCGAGCGGGGAAAGGGCGGGGATGATGTTCACAAAGGTTGAACAAAGGGTTCAAATGTGTCTTGACGGCGCCGGATCATTCCGCGCTTTCGTCCGGTTCCTTCGCCCCGGTCCTGGAAATCAGGCGACAAAAGTTGTCGAGGTTGTCCGTATGCGCCCGGTAAGATCCGTCCAGGACGATAGCCGGAAGACCGATTCGCAACCATTTGAAAAAGATCGGTTCGGAAATTCTGCAATAGGACATGATTTCTTCTTTCGTCTTCAACCATTTTTCATTGACCGGTCGCTTCATATCCATCGTCTTTGACCTCGCTTGATCCATCCGGTTGACCCCCTGTCTTCGGTCGATTGCCGTTGACCGCCGGGTTTCGGCGGCGCCGGTTGTTTCGGTTCTTCTAACAGATGCGCCCCTTTGCGGATCGCGGCCGCGTAAGCGTAGACGAGCCCGTCAAGTGCATGGTTCCGACTTCTTATCTGAACCCATTCCTTCCGCGCATAGCCCTTGTGAATTCTTTCGACGTGTTTCTCGGCGGTCAGTTCGAGAAAGAACGCATCCGAAAGCCCTATCGGGAAATGGATAAACCCGGGACCGGGCGCGGGAATTCGCATCCTCGAATAAATCGTCGCCTTTGCGACCCCTGTCCCGACTGACCAAAGTTGAACGCCGCCCTTGATGGTTTGTCCCATGAAGGTTACGTCCTGATCAGTCGGCTTGCGTAAGAGCGGCGCGTTTGTTTCGTTCGATCCCTTGACCGCCATGATGATAGGGAAACGGTGTCGAGCGTAACGGTAAACGCCTTGTGTGTGATGACCGCCCGAGTCAACCGCGACTGATTCAATGAGCATCCGCCCGCCGCCCTCGGTTTCAAAAGGCCGCTGAACTACCGCGTCGAGTTGCTTCCATATTTCATCTTGTGCCGGGTCCCCGAAAAGTTCGCCGTGGTAAATGATCCAACATTCTTCAGAAGATCCCCATCCGGCGACGACGATCGTCAAAAACGTATCCATTACGTCGACCCCGGCGGTTAAGAGGCGGACGCCCGGCGGAACGGTCAACGGTTGATAAGGTTCCGAACGGACCTTGAGTTCCGCCCATTCCGGTTGATCGCCCCGTTCTTCGAACGGCAACCCGCGCCGCGTGTTGACCCAAACCTTCATTTTTTGCGTATTGCCGACCGCTTGAAGGAATTCCTCGACGATTTGTTTCCAGGATACCCACCCGACCGGCGAGTACAGGGACGACAGTTGATAACCTCGCCGCGATCTTTCCGGGAAGGTCGGAACCCATCTTCCCGCTTCGAGCATTCCCGTTTTCTCATGTTCCTCGATGCGACCGTGACACGCCGCGCATTCATACCAGACGTCGACGACGATCCCGTCCGGGTCCCGGGCGAACCGAATCCCGAAGTCCGCGTCCTTCCCGCCCCATTCCAATACTTGAAAGTGACCGCAAAGCGGACAAGGAACGTGATAAAACCTTTGATCAGACCCGTTGAAAACCGCCTCGATATAAGACGACCCCTTTTCGGTCGGGGTCGAGTTGAAGAAAATCTTCCTTCGCGCCCCGTAGGAATCGGTCCGCTTCATCGCGAGTGAAATCGGATCGCCCTCGGTCGGGATTACACAAAAGCCGTCGATGTCGTCTAGGAAAATGTTTTTGACGGTCATCGACCGGAAGTTCGCGCCTGAGTTCGATCCAGACATCCAAAGATAACCGTTAGGAAACGACTTCCCAAGGATTGTATTTTCGCCGTCGCGGACCCGGCGGGAAGCGACCTTTCCCCGAAGGCGCGGGGTTGCCTCGATTGCCGGGGAAAGTTTCTGTTTCGAGTGCTTGATCGCGAGAAGATCGGTCGGAAAGACCGCCATCATCGAACACGGCGCGACGTCGATTGTATGAAAGATCCAGTTGTTCCCCGCCTCGGTGACGCCGATTTGCGTTGCCTTCATAAACGCGACCTCTTGAATACCGGAACGCGGTCCGAGAGCGTCCATGACTTCGCGAAGATATGGAGTCCTTGCCGACCGATATTTCCCGGGTTCGCTTGACGCCTTCGCGGGAAGGTATCGGAACCGATCCGCCCATTCTGACACTTCATAATGCGGGTCCGGTCGCAAGGATTCCGCGATCCGCCTCGCGATCCTCGTCCTTGCGTCCTCGGAAACGGGTTGCGATTGCACTCGAAAGATCCCCGAGAATCGTTTGAATTTCTTCCGCAAGTCGCCGCTCGATGTCCCGGGCAGGAAGGGCGGCAATCATCGGAGCGACCCGCGCCGGTATGTTCTGAATCGCGTCCCTCGCGACGTGGAAGACGTCGTCGATCGCCCTCAAAGTTTCATCGGCCGGGATCAATGCGCCTTCCTTCTCGCGGACCTGCAATTCGACGAGTCGCGCCTTGAAGCGTTCGTTGATGACCCGTGCTTCCGTCAAGGTCATCGTTTCCGCTTCTGTTCCTTCAATGGTTTGCATTTTTTCCCGGAAGGTCGGGGTTCGTTTTGGTTTCGGTCCGGGTTTCCGTTTTCTTTTTTTGCGCTGGTGAAAGCGTGTCAAACGACCTGGAAGAAGGTCGTTCGCCTTGACGTGATCGATGAAGGTTCGGCGGCCGACTTCTCGCGTTGCGCCCTTGAGTTTACCTTGTGCGATCCACTTTCGGACGGCGGTCGGCGAAACCCCGGCCGATTTTGCGAATGCCGGGACCGAGGAAAGGGCGGACGGGTCAGGATTTCGCATCAAGTTTGCTTTAAGTTTGCGATTAATAACCCTTTTCAGGCGTCAGAATCTAGGCGTCTTTTGTGCGCCGCGCTAC